GACTGGAAAAATACAGGAGATAACAGTTATGATGGTGAAAAGTTAAAACTACTTGTACACGATGAATCTGGTAAGTGGGAAAAACCTGACAATATATTAAACAACTGGAGGGTTACAAAAACCTGTTTGCGATTAGGTTCTAGAATTATAGGTAAATGTATGATGGGCTCAACGTCAAATGCTTTAGATAAAGGCGGTAGAAACTATAAAAAATTATATGATGATTCAGACGTTACCAGAAGAAACCGCAACGGGCAGACTAGCTCGGGATTATATAGCTTGTTCATTCCTATGGAATGGAACTACGAAGGATACATTGATTCTTATGGGCTACCTGTCTTCGAGACACCCAAAGAAAAAAAGGAAGGACCTGATGGCTTCCCGATTGAAATAGGTGTAATAGAACACTGGGAAAATGAAGTAGATGGTCTTAAAGATGATCCTGATGCACTTAATGAATTGTATAGACAGTTTCCACGTACAGAGAAACATGCATTCAGAGATGAAACAAAACAATCACTTTTTAATCTTACAAAAATCTATGAACAAATAGATTATAATGAAGATTTAAAACACTCAAATGTAGTTACACAAGGTAATTTTCAATGGGAAGGTGGGATTAAAGATACAAGCGTTATGTTTGTTCCAAGTAATCAAGGTAGATTTTATGTTTCATGGGTTCCAAATAAAGATCAACAAAATAGAGTTCTTGTTAAAAATGGTAGAAAGTTTCCTGGTAATGAACACATGGGGGCTTTTGGATGTGATAGTTATGATATATCAGGAACTGTTGATGGAAGAGGATCAAAAGGATCGCTACATGGATTAACTAAGTTTAGCATGGAAGACGCTCCACCTAACTTATTATTTTTAGAATATATAGCTAGACCTCAAACTGCTGAGATATTTTTTGAAGATGTACTTATGGCTTGTGTATTTTATGGTATGCCAATACTTGCGGAAAATAATAAACCTAGGTTATTATATCATTTTAAAAGAAGAGGTTATAGAGGTTACTCTATGAACAGACCAGATAAAACAATGCATAAATTATCTGTAACAGAAAAAGAAATAGGTGGTATACCTAATTCAAGTGAAGATGTTAAACAAGCGCATGCTGCTGCTATTGAAGCTTATATAGAAATGTTTATTGGATACAACAATGAACAATATGGAACAATGTACTTTCAACGTACATTAGAAGACTGGGCTGCTTTTGATATAAACAATAGAACAAAACATGATGCATCAATAAGCTCTGGTTTAGCTATCATGGCTTGTAATAAAAACAAATATAGACCCGTTGCCGAAGTTATAAAAGAACCTGTAAATTTAAACTTTTCTAAGTATGACAATAGAGGTAATGAATCAAAAATAATTAATAGATGAAATTAAACACTGGTGTTAATAGTGCGTTTCCTGATCAGATGGTATCTGAAGAGGAAAAGAAATCTTTAGAATATGGTTTGTTAGTAGGCCAAGCAATTGAATACGAATGGTTTAGAGGTGGTAGAGTAAATGGTAGTAGATGGAACACAGGTTATCAACAATTTCATAATTTAAGATTATATGCTAGAGGTGAGCAGAGTGTTCAAAAATATAAAGATGAATTATCTATTAATGGTGATTTGTCTTATTTAAATTTAGACTGGAAACCAGTGCCTATTATACCTAAGTTTGTAGATATAGTTGTAAATGGTATTGCGGCTAAAAACTATGATATAAAAGCTTATGCTCAAGATCCTTTTTCTTTAAGTCAACGTACTAAATATGCACAGGGCATAATGAGAGACATGATGGCACAGGAATACTTAGATTCTATTAAAAAAGAAACTGGATTAAATCTGTATAATACACAAAACCCTAAGACGCTACCTCAATCAAAAGAAGAATTAGAAATACATATGCAACTAGATTATAAACAATCTGTTGAAATAGCTGAAGAAGAATTAATAAATCAATTATTGGATTTTAATAAATACAAATTAACTAAAAAAAGAGTAGTAGAGGATATAGTTACAATAGGTATTGGAGCTACAAAAACTTCTTTTAATAAAGCAGAGGGTGTTGTGATTGATTATGTAGATCCTGCTAATTTAGTGTATTCATACACTAATGATCCTAATTTTGAAGATACATACTATGTGGGAGAAATAAAGTCTATGACTTTAGCTGAAATTAAAAAGAAATTTCCATATCTTACTAAAGAAGAGTTAGAAAAAATGGTTAAATACCCTGGTCGAGATGGTTACATAGCTAATCCTAATTATGATAATGATTTAGTTCAAGTGTTATTTTTTGAATACAAAACTTTTATTGATCAAGTTTTTAAAATAAAACAAACGGATTCAGGTTTAGAAAAAACATTACAAAAACCTGATACATTTAATCCCCCTGAAAGCGATAATTTTAATAAAGTTTCTAGAAGTATAGAAGTTTTATTTAGTGGAGCTAAAGTTATGGGTGTTCCTCAAATGCTTGAGTGGAAACTTGCTGAAAACATGACAAGACCAAATAGTGATTTAACTAAAGTTAACATGAATTATGTAATATGTGCACCTAATTTATACCAAGGACGTATAGAGTCTTTAGTAAGTCGCGTTACTAGTTTTGCTGATATGATACAGTTAACATCATTAAAATTACAACAAGTAATTCAACGTATGGTTCCAGATGGGGTTTTTGTAGATGTCGATGGTTTAGCAGAAGTTGATTTAGGTAACGGTACTAATTATAATCCGCAAGAAGCTTTAAACATGTATTTCCAAACTGGTAGTATAGTTGGTAGAAGTTTAACGCAAGATGGTGATCCTAATAGAGGTAAAGTACCTATACAAGAATTACAGACTTCAAGTTCTAACGGAAAAATACAATCATTAATTAATACGTATCAATACTATTTACAAATGATAAGAGATGTAACCGGTCTTAATGAGGCTAGAGATGGTTCTATGCCGGACCCTAATGCTTTAGTTGGATTACAAAAAATGGCAGCTAATGCTTCAAATATAGCAACAAAACATATATTAGAAGCTAGTTTGTATTTAACATTAAGAACTTGTGAAAATATTTCTTTAAGAGCGGCGGATATGTTAGAGTTTGAATTAACTAAAAATGCTTTAACATCTAGTATAGGAAGATTTAATACAGAAACTTTAGAAGAAGTTACTAATTTGCATCTTTATGATTTTGGTATATTTTTAGAACTAGAACCAGATGATGAAGAAAAAGCTATGTTAGAACAAAATATACAAATGGCTTTACAACAAAATCAAATATATCTTGAGGATGCTATTGATATTAGAAATATTAAAAATCAAGCTTTAGCTAATCAAGTTTTAAAATACAGAAGAGTTAAAAAACAACAACAAGATCAAGAAGCTCAACAAGCTCAAATACAAGCTCAAGCTCAAGCAAACATACAACAATCTGAGCAAGCTGCTTTAAATGAAGTTCAAAAACAAGAGGCTTTAGCCCAAACAGAAATACAAATAGAGCAAGCTAAATCTCAATTTGAAATACAAAGAATGGAGCAAGAGGCATTAATTAAAAAACAATTGATGGCTGAAGAATTTCAATATCAACTTCAATTAGCTCAAATGGAAAGTCAAGTTAAACAACAAAAAGAAAAAGAAATAGAAGATCGTAAAGATAAACGAACTAAAATACAAGCTAGTCAACAATCACAAATGATTAGTCAAAGGCAAAATGATACTTTGCCTACAGATTTTGAGTCCGCTGGCAACGATAACTTAGGCGGATTTGGATTAGAGCAATTTAGTCCTCAGTAAATTTTTAATTTTTATTATATTATATTATGTCAGAACAAGTAAAAGAAGAAGGCTCTTTTAAAATAAAAAAGAAGCCTAAACAATTGGTAAAAGACGATATTATTAAAGTCGATTTATCAAAAAAAGAAGAACCTAAAAAAGAAACAGATGCCATTCAAGTCGGAGAAACAAAGAAGGTGGTTGTGGAAGAACAAACCGGAAATAGCCCTAAAGTGGACGAACAAGTATCAGAGTCCAGCCCGATTTCTGAAGTTGAAGAAGAAGTAAAACCTGTAGAGCAGGTTGTTGAAGAAGAAATAGTAGAATTAGGGGAAAAAATTGAAGAAAAAGTTATTGCTCCTACGCCTGAAGAGGCAAGAGAAGTAGCTAAACTACCTGAGAACATCG